TTGTGCAAAACTAATACCAAGATTGACCATGAAGAAACCTTTGTCATATATCCTGATCCTATCATTAGCAAAATCAGCATCAGTTCCTACAGTCGTTGAAGATACAGTTCCAGTATCGTCCTCTGCATCTGCCCCTGTGCTTCCTGCATTCCAATCTATTGTCGTAGTTGTAGCGGTTGCGATTGCCTGACTTGCCGGTGTTCCGGCCTTAGCGCATATAGTTGCATACCCGCCCATTCCAGACTCTGTAAATTGTCTAACCATCTGGGCTGTAATAGCGCCAGTGGTATTATCAGCAAAGCTAGTTCCAGTTAGAACCGCTCTTGTTTTTCTTAACGCTGTTGGTGTTCCCATTATCCATACTCCACATTAAATGCGCTACCAAAAGCGCTATCTTTATTTAAAAAATACATTGTTTCTCCGTCTTGAAGTGTTCCACTTACTACTGTAAAATATATATACCCCTCCGCATTTGAATTAGAAAATGATCCAGCTGACGCATCGCCAGTTACATCTTCAATGCTAACTTGCAGCACAGAACCTAAAGTGCCACTAGTTCCCCCTTTAAGTAAATCGCCAACTGAAGGAATTTGTAGATCAAAAGCACTACTAAAAGCACTGTCGAATACCGAGTCTCTAGCAGTACCAATAGTAAAAGGAATTCTATAAAAGGTTATTTCGGAGGGTAATGTTTGCCCGTCAAATCTTTCATACCCATCTAACCTTCTATATCTTCCACGAATGTCTACTTCAAAATTATTAGCAGCAACTAACTCGCCAGGCCTCATAGATAAGGCAGGGTCGACCATATTAATCCCACCCTCGAAAGGAAAATAATTAGACTTCAAACCAGAAGGCCTGATCTCTCTTCTAGTTAGTCTGGTCATTGCGGAACTACTGTAAAATTAGATATATCCTGCGCCTTAGAAAACCTTCTATTCTTTTGCCCCGGTAACTGATCAGCCTCAAGCTTGTCTAGCAAATCCTCAAACTCAGCTAATGCACCGGATAAAATTTCAGGAGCATCTTCATTTTCAGCATAGTATATTTTCGCTCTCGATGTTATTATCTTATGCAGTCTTGGGGGTATAGCCGATACATCTGCATCTGCCGCTAGTTCAGTAGGAGTTGCCCAATACGCAACAGAAATAGCTGTAGTTGCATCTGGGGTTGGGTATACGTCTATAACATTATCAGGCTTTACTGAGAATACTTCTGGTGTGCCTGATTCAACTACACCCATCTTATACTCTAAATTGTAATCATCCCAATCCATGTACTCCAGCTCTTGATAAGAGTTTGTAGCTTTAGAAAAAACAATAGCATCTAGTTTCCAATTACCTACATCACTTGGAGATGTTAATGTGGATGTTCCAATAACTGGGGTAATACTAGCTTCTGTCCATAAGAAATCCCAATTAAACCACCTACTTTGTATATCTAGATCGGCTTGCTTCACATAACGCACGACAGCATTCTCTTCCTCTGAAAGGGAAGTTGATGTAACATCGTCTGGCCCTGTTCCTGGGATACCAATATCCCTCGCCATATTCTGACACAAAACTAAGTAAGTACTCATATCAAATTTTTCACTATTCTATTGTAAACATCGTTAGGGTTTATCTTTGCAGCGCACATTGCTCCTCCAGTCTCACTATCCCTATTGCAGGTGTCAAATCCATAATGCATTTTATGGCATGGAAAACAAAAATTATCATAATGATCAGGCTCTAACGAGGTTGTATTCTTCCAATGCTTAGAAAGATTTTCTTTAGATGAATGAGATAAAAGAACTATTTTATGGTTATTTAAAGAAGATGCAGCATTTAGAACCCCTGTTTCAGGACCAACAATAATAGAACAATGTGGCAAAAACGAAAGAGTATTTCTAATACTCCATTCTCCTGATTTGGTTATAACCCTTTTCTCTTTTTCCCACCCAGACTCTAAGAGCTTGCAAAGTTCGTCACCAATAGTAATAAAAGAAATATCATTTCTTAATGACAAAACTTTAGACATCACAGTATCAGTCCAAGGGTAGACTTTATGAACAGAAGAGCCAGACAACGCCCATAAAATAACATGCTTAGACTTTATCTTCCTTCTGGTTTTTTTGGCCCAATCCCTTTCCTCTTTGGTAGGGAAAAATCTTGGATTAAATACATGGGGGACATCAGCTATATCATGAATTCTTTCCATATAGTTAACATCACACAAATCATGTACTTCTTCTTTAGTGAGGTTATAAAACTTTGGGCTCCCTGGAACCCTCGTATTTACCCCATAAAGCTTTTCAGTTCTATCCCCTACTAACAAAAGAGAGCCTTCTATAGACTCTGATAACTGAATAAATTTATCAAAACACGGAGACATCTTCTCCCAATATTCTGTTAGCATATCAATAGATATTTGATCAGTTCTCTGAACTAAAAGCTCATCTATATTGGGGTCGCTCTTGCATATATCCTCACCTCTTTCTGTAACATTTACACATACTCTATAACCCTGATCTTTTAGCAAAGGTAGTATAGATGCTACTTGTATCATATCGCCAAAACCACCGTATCTAACAACACATGCAGTCTTAGCTCCCCTCTTGCCCCCAAAATCTTGGGGAACAAAATCATTTACATCCTTTTCAGGAACTACTATTTTTTTCACTGTTTATTTAAAACGCCCATCCTGCTATGACGCCGCTTCCTCTAACCATTTCACCATTTACTCGACCTTCATTGTTTGTTCTTCGCTGCGCTCGCCTACACTCCATATCTCTCTCATCAAATAATTGAGAACCACTGGTGTATCCTTTAAGCACAGCTTCCGTATGGCCATACCCAACATCAGGTGTTTCAACCATACCACCAATAAATGCTTCGATTGAATTCATTCTTTTAGCCATTCTAATCTCCTTTGGATTAGGGGCGGTTTCCCGCCCCGTCACCAATTTATTTTAGCACCATTCAAACTTTCCACGATCAGTGGAGATGTTTGATTTAGCTGTACCCTGTGGCATCTGGTTCTTACCTACACTGTCCATACCTAGAGATTTTAAAGACTCTCCGGATATGTCCTTTTTTTCGATAAGACCGTTCTGATTAACCGTTGGGTGATTATTTGCAGTATCTTTAGCCATAATATCCTCCTAGTACCATTCGACTTCAGCGTATGCATAACCCTTTCCAGCAGCCGTGCCAGAATCAGTCGCCTGAACATAGGTAACTTCAATCTGAGTATCGGCAGGAAGAGCTTCTACAAGGACGCAATTCGAGTCATCTTGGTCGTTAAAAGTTTCAGTGGCTGCAGTAGTATCAGCAATTTCTAACTGACCATAGTAGTTTGCATCACCAGTCGTGCCAAGCAAAACTTTTCCAGTGATGGTATCATCTGCAAAAGTTTCAGTTACATGCACTCCGATGTTTTTCAAACTACCCTGTTTACCACTTGGACCTTTAAAACTCCACGCAGTACCAGTGCCAGCAGCGAAATCAGTTTCCACTGTGTCTTGGTAGATATATGCTCTTGGATCACTATAACTCATAATAATATCTCCTTAAGCTGCGCTATCCCACATCACTATACGTGACTGGGCTGCTTGTGTGTGAGTAATGCCAAATCCGCCAAGATAATACCACGCCACGCCACGATCCCTCCCGAAGTCCCCAGGAATTTTCCCGCGAATTTCTTCAGGAACCGCAATAGCTTCAGCAACAGTATCCTCGCCAAAGAACAAAGCCCAATCAGATTTGCCATTGGTCCAAGCAGCGGCAGCAGTGCCCATGCCAGTACCCTTAGCGATGTGAGTTTGTTCTACGAATCTAACGCCTTCGTAACGACCAATTTCGCCATTCATAATCATCTGAAAACCAGGATCAACATACTGCTTGATTGCCTCTAAGTCGTCTTTCAGAGCTCGCCATGTTGACGGCCATGCTAGAGCGTAATAGTCATCATCAGCATATGCCGGGATGTTACGTTCTTTCATATAATCAACAATAAGCTTAACATGCTCTTTAGCTAAAGCAACGTTATTATTAACAGCGCATACACCGTTAGTCGTAGTCGTGAGAGCTGTCGTGCTGGTCCCACTCTCGGGAACAACTCGTAGCTTACATGCATTAAACTGTGTAGCTGCTAGATTATCGAATGCCTTCTTGGCATCGTTCTTCAATACTTTCCGTACCACCTCAGCCACCGGCTGCTCAGAGAGATCGTCTAACTTGCCCGTCCACGGTACAGAGTTACCCGCTTCCGTGATCGTCATTGTTCCCTGAGAGATAGTGAATGAGGTTTCGGGGACTGTATTGGTTTCAGTGAGAGTAGTACCTTGGGTAGCCACATCACTGTACACGTTCCAATGGAATGTATCACCTCGGTGAAGTCCCTGGTGCGCTGCGTCTTTTACATCGCAGAACTGACGGAACTTAACCATCGGCTGAACTGCCATGCGTAGCAGGCGGCTCAGATTGTCGGCATACATATAACCACCAGAGGTGCTAACTGACCATACTTGTCCAGCCATAATTACCTCCTATAGAAGTTATAATAATTGGCCTCTAGCCTTTCTCATCTCCTGAACTATTTCAGAAGGTGACATAGGAACTTGATCAGAACCTATATTGGCAGAAGCCCTCGCAGATTTTGGTTGTTGCACAATTTTCTTTTTGCGCTTCAACCTACCATTTGAATTAGGCATAGTTCCAGCCCATTCACGAGTATACTCAGCAGCAGCTTTTATAATTTCAGCCGGTGTCCAATCAGGATTCTCCTGTGTTAGGGTAACCGTTTTATTATCAGCTACAGTCCTAAGCTCTGGCGATTCTGCTATATCAGGATACTCATCTTCAAAGGACCTAACCGCTTCCTCAAGACTTTTCTGATAAACAAACTGCTTTTGCTTTTGAACTTCTGCTTTTTTACTCTGGTCATAGGACGCTATTGCCCTATGCACAACCTCTTCTACATTTTGGGTAGCGTTACCGCGCCCACTATTTGACAAGGTTTTTAATAGACGAGCTGCTTCAGCAGCATCATCTTCAAATAAAGCACTGTGATATTTTTCAACTATGTCGTCCATATCATCTGCTTCATTTTCAGTAGAGGCGTCCTCTTGGGGTGGCCTGCTATTTATTTTTTGCACATATTGATTTATCTGCTGTTCTCTAGCCAAAAGAGCTCTCTCTTTAGCAGATGCAGCTTCAAATCTTTGTTGGGAGGCTTTATCTTTTTGATGCGATGTTTTTAAAGAATTGAAATCTACTTCAATCTCATCGCCATCAACTTTAATCCTAGTCTTCCAACCTTCCCCATCGTGCCAGATAGGAGAATCTGGTACTTCTTCGGACTCTTCAAATGCAAGGTCCTCTTCAATAATCTCTTTACTCCTTCGGTCATAAATTTCTTCTAAAGCCTTTTGTCTATTAGAAGGATTTAAATTATTCTCTTCTACAGGCGCGTCTTCAGAAGTTTCTTTGACCTCTTCTAACGCATCCGTCTGGGTAGCGTTTTCCATTTTATGTTCCTATGATTCTAATTCACCGGAAGTTTTATATCTTGAAATAATCTCTGCATTTTCTCCGGTTGAAATTACAGAGGTTAACCACCTTAGTATATTTATGGGAGAAGATAATTTATCACTAATCCCCCTATACATTAAAATCTCTTTTTCTGCAGAAAGACTCCACCTAGTTTCAGACATCTTTTGTAACTCTCTAATTCCTTCCTTATATTCATTGGTGGCTTTTTCTAAAATAGCTTG